AACTAAGATCCGAGACGCTGGCGGCGTCATGGATAAGGAGATGGTTGATAAGGCCAAGGCGGCTAAAGAAGAATTTTCCTTGGCGTCTGAAGTTATTAACACGCAGTTTGCCGTTGCCTTGGGAGATCTGACGCCGCTGTTGACGGATGCGGCGTATCTGATTGGGCAAGTTGCCTCTGCTATTGGCGCGTCTTACAGAGAGGTGCGCAATTTCTTTGGCGAGATCGAAGAACAAGATATCCGTGCGCGGATCAAAAGCATTGACAAGCAGATTTCTGATACCATCGAAAAGCGCGGCGGCCAGGCTGGAACGCCGGAACGTCTGCAAAAACTGTACAGCCAGCGCACCCGGCTAGGAGCGGGCTTGCCAGATATAGCTGGCGATGAGAGCACTGCTGGTATTACGGTGCTGCCAAAACTTACGATAACAGGGAAACCGCCACCAACAGCCGCAGAGCGCGAGGCCGCAGAAAAACGCCTAGAACTGCTGCGGAAAGGCCAGCTTGCGACATTGCAAGCCTATGCCGATGCGGTGGCAGAGGGCGAGGAAGCAGCCGCCGAGATGGCGGAAAAACACGTTGAAAGGTTGCGCGACGTCCAGGCGGCGTATGACAGCGTGCGCGGCTCCATTGATCCGCTCCATGCCGCCTATCAGCAATACGGCGATGCAATCGGCGCGGTCAACGCAGCGCTCGAACAAGGGACTATTACAGAGCAGCAAGCGTCATCGGACCGGGCTCGCCTGATCGGTCAACTGCAACAGACGCAAGATGAACTCAGCGGCATGAAAGATTTGATGAATTCGCTAGAACAATCAATCTCCACGGCGTTCGGCGAATTCATTACCGGATCGGCATCGGCTGGGGACGCCTTCAAGCGATTAGCGTCCACCATCATTCAAGAGTTAATTCGGATTGAGATTCAAAACGCCAAGGTTGGCAAGGCCAGCCTGATCGGCTCGCTGTTCAAAGGCATTGGCGGGCTTCTCGGTGGCTTAGGCGGCGGAGGCTTTGGTGCTAGCGCGGCGCTTGGGGCAAGCGGCGCTGGCGTTATGGCAAGCGGTGGGTTTGTGCCGTTCATCGGCCCAGGCATGGCGAAAGGAGGCGTTTTTAGTGGCGGCAACGTCACGCCATTCGCCCGCGGCGGCGTCATCAACCGGCCAACGCTGTTTCCGATGGCAAAGGGCGCAGGTTTAATGGGCGAGGCCGGCCCGGAAGCGATCATGCCGCTGACTCGCGGTCCAGACGGCAAACTAGGCGTTGCTGGCGGAGGCACCAGCGTCAATGTTAATATTATCAATCAAGCCGGGGCAGAGGTTGAAACCCGCCAAAATGGGCCGGATATTGACGTCATCATCCGTAAGGCCGTGGCGTCCGATATTGCAGGCGGTGGGCAGATATACCGGGCCATAGGCCAACGGTTCGAAACCAGCACGCGGTTGACCAGGAGATAGACCCATGGCGACTTGGCCAGTCAGCTTGCCGCAATCCATGGAAATGGACGTATCTGACAAAATGCAAATGGCGTTTCTGCGAACCGAAATGGACGCGGGGCCGCATAAGCAGCGCACCCGGTTTACAGCGGCGGCGCGTTACATCAGCGGCACCATGGTATTAAGCCAAGCGCAGCGGCAGACCTTCGACGCCTTCTACACGGCAACGCTGGGCTATGGCGCAGACTCGTTTACTTGGTACGATCCGGTTGACGGCGCGGCGGTTCATATGCGGCTGATAAATACGCCGGACTTCCAAGCCATTCGACACGGCGGCACGGGGGTCATCGGCAAGGCGTTTGGCCATTGGCGCGTGTCGCTTTCGCTAGAGATTTTGCCCACCATAGCGGCTACTATTCCGGTTCCGGTGGCATCTATTGATGTCGCCGCGTTAGTCCCAACTGTTACGGTGGTTTAGATGGCCAGGACAATATCAGCGGCGGCGCTGTCCGCGCTATTGGCGCAACAAACCAAGCAGGTATTTTTGACGCTGTTGGATATTTCGCACAGCGGCTTCGCGAACACGTTTCATTTCGTCAACAATCCGGTGCCGATTGTGAGCAATGGCAGCATTTACCAGCCGTTTCCGTTTATGCTAGATTTGCCAGAGGATACCGCCGAAAGGCCACCGCGGGCCAACCTCGTGGTCGGCAACGTAACGCGCGAAATCATGGATGAAATCAGGACGATAAGCGCCAATGAGCGCATTCGCGTTGACTTCCACGTGATTATGGCCAGCGAGCCAGACAATTATGTTGACACATTTGCAAACTACGAGTTGCAAAACATCAGTTATGACGCCTTGACGATCCAAGGCGAGTTGATCCTAGGCGACTTCCTAACGGAGCCGTTTCCGCCGGATCGGTTCACGCCCAACCTTTTCCCGGCATTGTTCTAGATGGCGCACTGGTCTACACATTACATCGGCATTCCGGTTGCTTTGCTAGGTGACAGCAAGGCCGGTGTGGATTGTTGGGGATTGGTGCGGCTAGTTTACCGCGAAGTGTTTGGCCTTACAGTGGAGCACCACAAAGCGCACCTCGCCGCAGCGCATCGCGGCGTAGCGATTGATACCGCTGATTTTGCGGCCATCACAGAGCCGACTATCGACCCCGTTGACGGTGATGTCTTGCATATGTGGTCGATTAGGGACGGCGTGAAAACGCCAAATCATATCGGCCTAGTGGTGGGAAATAAGACTAAGATTCTGCATGTGCAAGAGCGCGTTGGTTCTGTTATCATGGACGTCTCACGGTCGCCGAACACATGGCGACCGATCCAGTATTATAAGAGGCCAGGGCGTTGAGTATCGTTGCCGCAACTACCACAATAGCGCCAGCGCCGACAACCTACCGCGTTATTGCGCGCCCTAGCCCGTTTTCAGAACGCACTGTTGCCTTTGATCTATCGCCAGACCAAACAGTTGCCGACGCCATAGAGCGCGCCAGCGCATTTCCCGGCATGACGTATCAGGCATGGATCCATGATAGCCCGCTAAACGGCGCGCTGCACCATCGCATTCGCCCGAACGCTGGCGCGACGCTATATCTAAAGCCGACGCTGCACGATCCTGCCAGCTTAGTCGCTTTGACAGCAACCGCATTAAGTGTGAGCACGGCAACCGCCACAATTATTGTCAACGTCGGCCTGGCGCTAATATCAACGGCACTTAGTCTGATTACATCGCTGCTCTTTGCGCCGAAAGCCCCAGAGATCGCGCGCAATCCCGATGAGCCGACTGTCTACAACATCAGCGGCGCGCGTAACTCCGCCCAGCCGTTCGCGGTTATCCCTAGCGTCCTAGGGAAGGCGCGCTTCGTGCCGCCTTATGCCGGTCTGCCCTACACCGAGATTGTTGATAACGATCAATATCTACGTCTGCTGGTGGTGTGGTCTTATGGCACTTGCCGGATTAGCAGTCTCAAAATTGGTGAGACGGCCATAGACGATTATCAGGACATTGAATATGAGCACGTTACCAACGACCCCGGGCTAGGTGAAGCCGAAGAGATCACATTATACCCCGATCAGGTCCGTCAAGAGGACTTGTCAATTGCCTTTGACCAGGACAATTCAGGCGGATACAGCGCTTGGCAAGAACGCACGACGCCAATTGAGACCGATGAGATCGGGATCACGATCACCTGGCCGCAAGGGCTCACACGCTACGCCAGCAGCGGCAAGCGCCTTGATTTTACTACGCACATCCAGGCTGAATATAGCGTGACCGGCGCGGCGTCCTGGACGTCATTCGCCGATGAAGATGTTGTTGCTCATACGGCCCAGCCGCTGCGGCGGTCATGGCGCACCACGGTTACGCGCGGGCAGTACGACGTGCGGGTGCGGTATCGTTACGTCATCGGCGCCACGCTAGAAAACCCGGACGGGGTTAGGGCAACGGCGACCTGGACGGCATTGCGCTCGTTCAAGAATGAAGACCCTATACAGCTTGCTGGCCTAGCCTATACTGCTATCCGGGTGCGCGCTACCGATCAGCTAAACGGCGTCCTTGATCAAATCAACGCAGTTATTGAGCGAAAGATTCCGGCCTTCGATGGCGTCGATTGGAGCAATGAGGGCTATTCCCGAAACCCCGCCGACATTTACCGCTATATCTTGACGGCGGATGAGAACAAGCGGGCGCTTGGCGTTGCCAGCATAGACGACGTTGCCTTAGCGGCATGG